GACGCCAGGGTTCGACCAGTACGCCGCCGTAGCCTTGCGGACCTCGATCGGGGTGGTGCCGCGCGTCGAATCCTTGCGCGCACCGATGCTGCGAGTCAGAGCCACGATCTACCAGCTTCCTGGCGAGAAACTCGCCGTGAGTTGAGCCGCCGATATGGCGCCGAGATTGATGAACGCCAGCTCGAGCGAACCGTTCGCAGGGATGGGCATCGGGTCGAGTTGCGTGACCTGCCCCGACCGGTCGCTCACCCCGTCCATGAGTGCCGTCTCAGCACCCTGCGCCGAGTCGATCAGCAGCGTCGAACCGTCCGGGATGCTGCCCTGGAACCGGATGGCGCCGCCTGTGCCGACTGCGCGGATCTCGAAGCCCTCAGCCGGGACGGGACCCGTGATCTGGTAGACGGGCCATGCTGCTGCGTTGCCCGTGTTGGTCAGGAGGATGCGACCCGTAGCACCCGCGATGCCGAACTCTAGGAAGCCCGTGTCCGTGGCTCCGTCGGTGTAGAGGTCGTATTCGAGGCCGCCCGACTGGACCGGGAAGCCTGTGTGGACCGTGACGGGGGATGCGTAGCGGAGGGGGTCTGGCGCAAGGAACGTGAGCAGGCAGTCGATGTCCTGCCGACCGTCCCAGTCGATCTGCGGAGTGCCCTCGCCCCGAACGCTTGACGTGAGCACGCCCTGGTCAGGATCGCTGACCGTGAAGTCACCGAACGTTCCCTCAGCCAGTAGGGACGCCAGGGTCCGCTGCGCATCGGAGGCTAGGCGGCGAGTGGGTGCCCACACATGCCCCGTGATGACCGGGATGCGCGCCCCGCGGTACGTCCGCTCAGCAAACGCTCCGTGAGCCGATGGGCGGTCAGTTGCCCCGCCCTTCGCGGGCGCCCCGTCGAACCAGCCCTTCGTGTCGATGAAGGACCAGACGACGCCATTCGCGTCCGGGGCGCCCGTGTTGTTGAAGGTGACCGTGCCGTCAATCGTGATCGTCGTCATGCGGTCATCTCCTCAATGCGTAGCCGAGTTGCTTCGCAGCGGCCTGGCCGATCTGCTCCTCAGAGAGACCGACTGATGGGTTGACGATGACCTGCGGTGCGCCGGCCGAAGATCGCCCGTTCGCCCCGCCCGCATATGCCGCCGAACCGAAGTCCGGGCTAGCCACGGTCGGGACCGATATCAGGCCGGCCATCTCCCCATTCATGCCCGAGATCGTCGACTTGACCTTGCCGAGCCCGGTTGTCAGGCCCTTGTTCAGGCCGTCCATGATCGCGTTACCGGCAGGGATCAGGAGCGTCTTGTCGTAGGAGATCGGACCCTTGTGATCAGCGATCCACTGACCGCGACTGCTAACCCAATCTGCTACTGCGGTCCAACCAGCCTTCATCCCGTCCCACAGGCCGCTGATGATTGATGCCCCGGCGTTGTAGATCGAGTTGTAGGCCTTGATCCGCCACCACTCGAGGTCCGTGTCAGTGGGTATGGATTTGGTCCAGTCCCACGACTTGACCATGCCCGAGAAGGAGTTCCACCCGGACTGCATCGCGCCCCACAGATTCGCGAGGGTCTGCTTCGTTGTCTCCCATGTAGAAACAAGGTGCCACACGCCGAGTGCGAACACGCCAACCGTTGACATGAATACCGACGCGACGCCACTCGCACCAGTGCCTATCGAGGAGATGGCGGTGTTCGTGGTCGCGGCAGATACAGTCGAAGATGTCGCCAGGCCTGCCCACGATCCCGAGATCGCAGTAGCCGACCCAGATGCGGCCAACGCAGAGACACCCCACTGGGTGTCCATCGTGAGCATCGCGACTACGGATGCGAGCGCTGAAATTCCGGCCTCAACCTTGGCGACAACCCACGCCGCAGCCTGAGCCGCACCGCCGATGACCGCCTTGCCGGCCGAGATGACCCACTGGACATCCATCGTGATCATGGCCGCAACACTCGCCGCAGCTCCGACGATCGAGTCCCACTTGATCATGGCCCAGATGGCAACCGTGATCGCGCCGTTCGTGACCGCAGCAGCAGCCGAGACAACCCAGCCGCCGACCGCGACATAGTGCGATGCGACCTGCGAGGCGGCAGAGATGATGCCCTCAACCTTGACGGACACCCATGCGCCAACCTGAGTGATTGCCGACGCGACAGCCTTAGCCGCCATGTCCGCGAAGATCGGGAGCGTGACAACAGTGATGAATACGCCGAACACTTCGAGGGCCGTCTTGTTGTCCTCGATCCAGCCCTTGAACTTGCTCAGCGCCGGGATGCCTGTGTCGGTGATCCATGACGCGATCGACGCGATGGCAGGAAGGCCCGTGCCCGTAATGAACGTCGCGAGCGGCTTGATTCCATCGTCACGAACAGCCACGAGGATGTCGCGCAGTTTCCCGCCCGGACCTTCGCCGTCCTTGAACTCCTGAACGAAATCCTGAACAGCAGGTATCGCCGTATTGACCAGGAAGTCACCAATCGGCTTGATCCCGTGCTCATTGACGGCAGAGAGAATGTCACGGAACTTTCCGCCCGGACCCTCGCCGTCCTTGAATCCCTGAATGAACCCGACGACTGCCGGGATCACCTTGTCAGTGATCGTCGTGCCGATGCTCGTCAGGCCAGGCAGGACTACCGGGAGCAGGCCCTCGACGACGGCCTGCGACACGTCCTCGAATGAGCGCTTCGCCTTCGCGAGTTGGCCCGGGAGCGAGTTGCCAGCCGCCTCAGCGGCGCCGCCGAACTGGGTTTCGAGTTCGGCGAGGATGACGTTCTGCGCACCCGCGACGTCACCCGTGTCGACGAGGGACTTGATCATCTTCTTCTGGTCGTCAGAGAACTGCACGCCCATGCGACCAAGGCTTGCGACACCCTTGACAGGATCGTTGAGCGCCTTGCCGAGTTGGATCGCAGAACCAGCCGCGTCGCCGCCCATCTTCGCCGCCATGTTCGCGGTAGCCGTCGTGGCACGATCGAAAATCTTGTCGGTGTCGGTGTTCTTGATCTTCGTGAACGTGAGGAGGAGTTGCTGTGACGCAACGATCGAGTCGTCCGTCTGGCCGCTGTAGCCCTGAATCGACGACGCGAGATCGTTCATTCCCTTGAGCGACACATTCGCAGCATTGCCCGTGGACTTGATGCCTGCCGCGAGTTGTGCGGAGCCGGCCGACGCGTCCTTCGCCTCATCAAATCCGGTCTTGATGACGGCGCCGATACCTGCGGAGATGGCAACGAAGCCGGCAAGAAGGCCTGCGCCCATCACCTTCCCCGCCGAGAGCCCAGACCCGTGCATCTGCGGATTGACGTCCCGCGAGAGAGCCGCTCCGAATCCCCTGGTGCTCGGCATAACCGTGAGCGTCGAGTATCCGATGTTCCCCGAACCGGCCACCTGGGCACCTCCATTGTATAGTTGTGCTCAGGTGATCTCGCCCGCGTCGAGTGCGCGCTGACGTTCACGTGCGCGTGCTTTCGCGTCCCGCATCTGCTTCGCGCGCACGGGATCAGCGATCGGGGATTGTGTCGGTAGAGCCGGATGCGGATTGCCGGTCGTGGCCTGGAAGATGTGCGCGGCCAGGAAGTGCTCAAGCCGCCAACCGGACCCACCGAGCGCGATCGACGTCGCGGAGTCAGGTGGCAGGTACTTGACTCGGACGGCTATCTCACGCAACGTCAGCAACCGGCGCCCATCCGGGTCGAACCGCCACCGGTTGGAGTAGCGGATCTGGTGATACCTACTGAGGTCGGCCTCTACGGCGCCGGGGTGATCCTGCAGCAACCGTAGAAGCTGCGTCAGTTTCCCGCAGAGTCGAATCCGTAGACCGACGCGAACTGCTCAGCCATCGCGTTCAGGTCGCGGATCTTCGGCTTGAGCGCCTTGAGCCGAGCACCCTGACGCGGGTCGAGCAGCGCGTAGACCATGCGGTACGAGTCGCCGTCAGCAGCGAACTTGAGGAACTCCGCATCGACGTCCTCGATGTCGGCGGGGATGGTGAACACGACATCGCCGAGAGTGATCTCAGCCGTGCCGCCGCCCTCTGCCTCGATCTGCGCGGCGGGCTTGAGGTGGTCCTGGGGGGTACGGGGAGCAGTCATCGCGGTTCTCCTTGGTGAGGTCGTCGCAGTTCAGAGGTAGTGCAACCGGCCCGGGAGAACCGCGACAGAACCCCGGGCCGGTCGATCAGGTGGTTACGCCGCGACGGTCACGACGCACGGTGCAGCAGCGGTGACGCCGCCATAGGTAGCGGTGACGTTCGCCGTACCCGTCGCCACACCCGTGACGTACCGGCCATCCGTGGTCGCCTTCGCCGGGGTGTTCGAGGACCACGCGGCCTGCGTGGACACGACGCCCGTGGTGGCATCCGTGTACGTCGCGGTCAGGACCAGCGGCTTCACGTTCGCGCCGGCCAGGGAGAGCGCCAGGGTCAGCGGCGTGATCGCGAGGGACACGACGTCGGGCGTGTACTGGCGATCGAACAGGACGCCGGTCGCGTCGGGGAAGATCGTGGCGACGAGGGTGGCCTTCGTCAGATCCTCTTCGCCGTCTTTGATCGACCCGTCAAGGTCGACCTGCACGTAGTTGCGCGAGATGACCCGCTTGACCTTCCCGCCCGAGCGCGTCTCGAACGCGATCATGATGTTCGCCGGCTTCGGGACCGACAGGACTGCTGACGTCGACCCGGGCCAGATCAGCGAGCGGGTCGTCGTGTTGTCCTCGAGGGCCGAGAACTTCTTGGTGAGCTTGAAGTTCTTGCGCGGTGTCGCGACGAGCAGGCCACCCCAGGCGAAGAGGTCCTTCTTGTCCTCGGAGCGCGACTCCTCGAATCCGTCGCCGCCGTCGAGCAGGCCGACCTGGAGCCAACCGGCTCCGAACGGGGTCGTGACGGACGCGGGGATCGCGGTACCGAGCGGAGCGATATACACGTCAGCCTCGGCCCACACGCTCGCGTTGGCAGCATTTCCACCCATGATGGGTTTCTCCTTCGGGTTGTTGTTTCTGGTCACCTACCCGAAGGGCAGGAGGCTTCTATCGGATCGACGCGATCAGCGCAGCCGAACGGTGGTGCGGGCTCGCTTGTGTCACCCGTGCGGGTAGGTATCGGGCTACGCACGACGAATGGGCTCAGGGCGGTGCGAGCGGACGTGCTCACCGGATTGCGATAGCACAGGGGCTGTTACGTGACTATTGGCTCGGATGGGCTAGTGAGTTGACAGATGTCACACTCGGCAGGCGTCACCACGAACACTGGGTGCATCCCGTCGGTCATTGCATCGACATGCTTCGGGCAAGCGGAGTCAGCCACGTCAGACCACAGTTCCTCTCAGGTTCAAGCGCACCGAGATCGACGCAAGTTGCACCCCGGTATCAGGGTCGCGAGCAGGCAGGACGCCCGTGAGCGGCTGCACCGAGGCGACCTGGACTGAGCCGGGGTGCGCGCACAGAATGGCCTGGCAGAGGGCAGCGAGCGCCTTGGCCGTGGTGGTCGAGGCGTGCCAGCAGGTGACGCGGATAGTCGAGCGAAACAGAATCGGATACTCAACGATCGGGGTGCCGTCGAGGGCTACCTGTACGTGCGGCTTCGTACCAGCGACCCACGTGGCCGGGATATTGACGCCAACCGTGACATCTTGCGCCCGCGCCAGGAGCGCAGATGTGAGGTAGTCGACGGCTACGTGCTCAGCGTCCGGGGGGATGGTTACAAGTTTCACTTGGCCTTCACCTCGAGACCTTCCGCTGATGCTGCCCGCTTGAGAATCCCGTGCTTGGCTTCGAGCGACTGGGCGGCCGGGTGACTCAGCATCACCACGGCGATCGCGCGGTCCGTCGTGAACTGCTTCACCGTGACCTTGGCGTCCTTCGGGGTGTCACCGTTGCCGGCCGCGTTCGCTGCGATCTGCAACGCGAGCGCGTTGATCGGCGCCGCGCACGTCTCGCGGAGAATGGCGCCGATCGCCTCGTAGTCGAGATTGATCGCGTCCACTAGCCGACCGCGCGGGTTGCGTTGATGACGACCGACGTCGGCGCCAGCGGGTCAGCCCGCCAGTCACCAACCTCACCGTCCACCTCGCACAACACGCCGCGGACCTCGACCTGATCCGTGAACCGCGCATCCGTGCCAGTCGGCGCGTATACGGTCCAGCCCGTCACGACTCCCGAGCGACCCCGATCAGTCGGCTCAACCGACTGATTCGGGACCACCAGGCAGCGCTTGATATCGAGGCGCGTCGTGGTCGACGGGATCGGATCGCCATATGGGTCCGTGCCGCCCGGAACAGCGCGGACGAGAACAACCGTCTCCTGCGCGAACCGGGGCGGCCTCACGGTCGACCTGGCAGCCGGTAACGGTCCAGCACGGCGAGCTCAGACACGCTGTACTCCTGCCCGTCCGTCGTGTACGTCTCCGAACGAGGACCCATCTGCGTTGACCGCACCCGGTCGGGCACATTCTGACCACGATCCGCCTGCGCCATGATGAGCCGCGCCAGATCAGGTGCCTCGTCGTATCCGTGCGTCATGACGACGACAACCTTGCCGAGACCGGTCGGCCACCGAGATGCCGAAGCGAAGAACGGGCCGAACCGTGCGTACTCAATGACGCCAATCTCAGACCACGAGTAGTCACCGACCGCGAGCAGCACGCCGTCAACCGTCACCGAAGTGACCGCCGTGACGTGGAGGCTCGGGAGGATCTGCGTACTGCACTCAGGACCGTCGAGCGTCACCGTCTCCGACACGCTCGGCGTGACATGCCAACCGCAGTACCGCCGCACCAGGGCAGTCGCCTGGTCGATCGCGCTCTGTGCGTCACCAGCCTGATACAGCGTGAGCTGCGCGGTGGTGACGATCGGGTTAGCGGCCACCGGACTTGTTCTGTGCGGTGCGCGCCTTGTTCAGCGGCGCCGGAGCGGCCTTGACCTCGACCTCGACCGCTCCGACGCGAAGCGCCTCGGCATCGTCGAGCAGAACAGTGTGCGGCAATCCCGAGATCAGGATCGTGTATTCCTTCATGGCACTACTCCTCAGATGTTCCCGCCGAGACGAAGTGCGGCGAGAAGTGCGTTGACCTTCGCCTGCAAAGCGGCCACGTCGGCGCGCAAGGCATTCGCCTCAGATGCCGTGAACGTCGCGTTGAACGAGGCGGGGGCCGTGAGCGTGGAAGCGTCAACGACAGCCGAGCCGCGCGTGTGGGAGTTGGTCGTGGGGTTCCAAGGCATCTGAGTCTCCTAATCGTATCGAGTGATAATTTCTCGCGCCCATGCCAGCATGTCGTCAACATGCTGGCCTTTGGGTTGATGGGTAATCCAGAGTTCGAGGTTCTCCGGGCGGTTGTCGTCCTTGATGCCGTTAATGTGATGAACATTCTCACCGGGGAGGAGATCACGGCCGAGTCGCTCGCGCATTATCTGACGATGCTTGGGGTAGCGCGGAGACTTCCAGCCCGGCGGGCGCTCCTCTGGAGGTAGATACGTCCAGACGTAGCCATCAGATGCCGTGCGGTCCATCCCGTTTGACTGGCCGGTCACCGCGTGGCCGGGGTAACTCTTGGGGCGTCCCCGGTTTCCCTCTGTCTGGAGGTATGTCCGGCGCAACTTCGAAGTGCGCTGGGTCTTGTACTTGCGCCCACATGCCTGAGAGCAGAACTTCCGCCCAGCCCGCGCCTTGTTCGGCACAACCTCGAACGTGTTGCCGCACGGGCACAAGATTGAGACGTACTCGATGTACCGCTCGCCAGTGTTATCCGGGGGCGGCACCGCAGCGACCCTGCACTCTCGGGAGCAAAATCTCCGACGAGTTGATGGGAAGGGGACATCGAACGGCGAACCGCAGAACTCACACGCACGTGTTGTCATACGGAAAGTATACACGGTTCGCCGTTCGAAATACCTACTACAGTAGCGTGACCTTCACGATCGCGAGGGGGATGCGCACGGCCAGGGCCACACGCTCCTCGATGCGGGTCGTGATGATGTTGCTGGTGAACTTACCCAGGTCGGAGTTGGTGGACTCGACCCGCACGCCACCCTTGCGGTACACGGTCGCGGCCTGCTTGAACGCGCCGACGACGGCGGTCCCGGCAGGAACGGCCGCGGTGACGACCGTGTTGAGGCCCCACAGCGGAGGCTGCGTGGTGATGCCGCCCGCGCCGTACTGGCCGGTGAAGAACCCGCCGCCGAAGTACTGCCCATTGGCGTCCTTCGACAGGCGCAGCTTCTGGTAGTCGGCCGGGTTGATGATGATGCCGTCAGCCGGGAGCCCAGTGGCGGTCTGCACCTTCGTGATCGCGCGGAACAGCGCGTCCTGAGCCGAGTCGGGCGCGATGGCCTGAACCTCGGTCTGGATGCCCACGCGGTTGAGCAGGCCCTTGACGGTTGAGCCGGTGCCGAGGCCGCTGACGAGCTGCGCCTCTTCGACCATCGACAGGCGGTACAGGCCACGGTTGTTGATCTCGGAGACCATGAACGGCAGGTCCTCGACCATCTCGTCCGAGGTGTCCCACCAACCGGCGATCTTCTTGAGCGCATCGGTCACGGCGGTCGGGTCCGCGTTGTGGAACTGCGGCTTGGCGCCACCCTCCGCGACAGTCGCGAAGTCACCCTCGAGGGCGCCCTCCACGAAGTACGTCACGGCGTTCCCGGCGAGCGTGCCGGCACCGAGCAGGTCAGCCACGACCGGCCCGGGGCGGTTCGCGTGGACGATGGTCCGGTCAACCTCGGTCAGCATGAGGCCGAACGAGGCGCCGGTCGTGAGCTGCGGGTCCGTCGCGGCCTTGACAAACTCAGGAGCCGACACGGTGTAGCCGCTGATCGACTTGAGCCGACCGAAGCCCTCCGCGCCGACGCTCTTGGCGAAGTGCTCGCCGAGGCTGCGCGCGGCATCCTTGCGGTCCTCGCCGTGGCTGCCATCCTTGGCCTCGGGGGTGAGCTCGGCGAGACGCGCGAGACGCGACTCATCCGCAGCGGAGCCCTTAATCTGGACGTCGAGCGAGTCGACCTCCTTGAGGTGGGTCTCGACCTGCGACTTCTCGTCGTCGGTCATGCTGCGCACGGACGCCTTGGCGCCTTCGACGATCGCCTGCGCTGCGGCGAGGGCGGCAGCCCGCTTCTGCTTCGGGTTCATAGCATGTCTCCTTGAAGAATCTTGATCCGGATGGTTGCCGCCAGGTCATCCACGGACGTGTCGGGGCTGGGCTCCTCGGACTTGGCCCGTGCGGGCTCCTCGTCCTTGGCCGCGCTAGACGCGCTGGCTTTCTCCTGGTCTGCCTCGGCCGCCGCGATTACGGCGCCGATGGCCTCCTGCGCTGAACGCAGGGAGTTGATGTGCTTGGCCGCGAGTACGCGGCCTGCCTTCTGGCCGTCTGCCGCGAGTGCGTCCACCGCGGCCTTGACTGCCAGGATCTCGGTCTCCTGATTCGCGCCGAGCGGCACGACCGAGAACTCGAACACGTTGAGCACGCGCAGCTCGTAGTAGTCGCCGAGCATGTCCGACTTGGCGGGGCCACCCTCGATGACGTCATACGCGAACGACATCTGATTGATGCGCCGACCCTTGATGAGTCGGTACGTCTGCGCGCCCTTCGGAGATTCGAGATCGAGCTGCGCGGTGATCAGAACACCGTGGTCGTCCTCGATAGCCGAGACGACGTGCCCGATGTTGTAGTCGGGGTCGCTCATGTTGTGCCCGAAGAGGAGCGGGATCGGGTAACCCGACGTGGCCCACTCCGCGAGGGTCGCCTTGAACGCGCCAGGAATGATGACGTCGCCGTAGGAGTCCTTGTTGCCGAACACGGCCGCGTAGGCCGTGAACTGGCCGTCCTCGAGACCATCGGTGGGGCCTGCTGCCTTGATCTTGACCGAGGCGTTCTTGATCTTCACGACCCCTCCAGGGGGTATAGGAAAGGCCGCCCCATGCGGGACGGCCATGCGGGTCGCGGTTCTACTGGACCGAGATTTCAAGCTCGCAGTTGCATCCGGCGTCTGCCGTTGAGCCGCCCGATGAGTCACCGGGCCAGGCCATCCCGTTTGAGAAGTTCTCAGACAGGGCGACCGTCTCGCCATCCATGACGGCGTGACTCGATCGCGGGTTGCCACCGGTCAGCCACGTTTTCGTGGCCTTGTCGCCGGCAACCTGCTGAGCCGCCTCCTGTGTCGCCCACGCCGATAGCATCGTCACCGCGGTGACTGCGATCCCCGTCGAGCGGGAACCCTCCGCGATGTCGAACACGTTCGTCACTGCCGCGCTGGGATCATCCGCGGCGAGCGCCTCATCGATCCGCGCACGAGTGTCCGCGTTGATCGACTTGGCCGAACGAGCGGACACCTCCTTGAGCCAGGCGAGCGTGCGGTCGACGTCGTACTGATCGGGCGCGAACCCGATCGAGTCGAGCACCTTCGCGGACACTTGAGTCGTGACCTGCACCGCGAGCCGGTAGAGGTCATCCGAGAGCTCGGTATCCCAGCGCTCCTCATCCCAGAAATCGCCCGCATCCTTCACGCCGAGCCGCGTCTTGACGACCGCGGACTGACGACGGAAGAACTTGTGCACCACCTCGGCGTACTTATCCTCGTTCGACTGCGAGGCGCGGGCCTTCGTGTGCCGCTCGGGAGCAGCAGGCGAGGCAAGGGCGGACTTCGGGGGCGCGGAGTCCCGAGAGGATGCCTGGCCGCCCACGAGGACGTTCAGCGGCACCACGAGGGTGTCCGCGTCAGGGATGCTCGGCAGGTTCATCCGAGCGCGAGCCTCAGACCGCAGCATGTACGGGGCGCCGACCGACGTCGACAGCGCTGCGGCCTGCTCCTCGAAACTTCCCTGCAACTTCGCTGCGATGTTGAACTCGACGTAGACGCCCGGGCGGTTCGGCTCGAGGATGGGCACAAGGAACGTGTTCAGGCGGTCCTGCAACTGCGCCAGGATCGGACCGAGCGAATCCCCGTAGAGCATCTTGCGGAACTCGCGGACGTTCGAGTAGTTCGCGCCCGTGTTGTCGCCCAGCATCGTCGGGTTGACATGGAACACGCCGGCCACGGTTGCCAGGGCCAACTTCGCAGCCTCGACGAACTGCTGCTCATGCGCGTTGAAGTCAAGCTTCGAGATGGTCATGCCATCTTCGAGGATCGGCGTCCCACCTGTGCGTGCGCCGTCGCCCGTGAACTTCGAGTTCCAGTCCGCGCGGAACGACTCGCGGGCAGCATCGGACCACTTCGACTCAGCGGGCCGCGTGATGACCGAGGAAATCCGACCGCCGCGCTGCCACACCTGCTGACGGTGCGCGACGGCCATCATCTGCTCGGCAAGGATTGCTTTGAGCGTGCCGACCGGGGACGACCCATAGCGGGCATCGTCCGGGTTCCAGCCATGGAAGTCGATGACCGAGGAGGCGTCGAGGTAGACGTTATTCGCGCCACCGTTGGCCTGGACTCGGTACTTCGAGAAGCCGAACGCATCGCCTCCCATCGGCGTCACCCAGACGGGCGGGAGGCGATAGAGGGACCATCCAGACGGCGCGGTCGAGTCCTTAGTCAGGTGCAGGTAAGCGACGTCGTAGAGCGCCAGGTCGGCCACGAGCCCGAAGATGAGTTCGTAGGTCGTTGTGGTGGAGTTCGGGCGAGCGATCGTCTGAGCGAGCGCGCCATCGCGGAGCCGCTTGCGGTCAACCTCACCGCTGCGCTCGAACGAGTGCAGACCGAGCTGCGCGATGTTCCGCGCGATGAACGTGACCACGGTCCGAAGGTGCGGCTGTGTACGCCACACCTCGGCCGGGGACATGCCCAGAACCTCGTCATTGACAAGGCTCGGCCCGTAGGTTACCTCTTGGCCCTGGTATGTGGCCGGCGACCCGTTGAGCCGCTTGAGGAAGTCGAACATGCCCATCAGATCACCCCCACTCCGTGCGATTCGTATGCGGACACGAACGGGACCTCGACTCGTTGCA